ACGGGAGTGTTAATAACAGGAGACGCCACCCGCATAATACATAATACCCATGAACAACATCACCGTCAACGAAACCTCCACCGGCCGCTACATCGGCGTCCAGTTCTTCCTCGTCCGCAAGGCCGAGAAAGTCATCGGCCTGATCGCCAAAAAGGACGACTCCGCCGAATGGCTCGTCAGCCGTCAGGACTCGCCGAAGTTCTCCCGCACCCGTGGCTTCAACGCCCGCTGCGTGGACAAGGACTCCGCCGTCGCCAAGGCCGTCGAACTGCACGACGCCCACCAGGCGTTCGCCAAGTCGCTTGCCGACGCCATCACGGGCAAAGGTCCGACCACCCTCCTCGGCGGCAAGGTCGAAGTCATCCGCTAACATGGAACTGAAGCTCCGAGACTATCAGGAAGCCGCCGTCACCGCCGCGCTTTCGTTTATTGCGAAGGCCGTCAACCCGCTTGTCATCGCCCCCACGGGTGCCGGCAAGACGGTGATTGCCTCCAGCATCATGCTCCGCTGGCAGACCGGCACGAACCGCAAGTGTTTCTTCGTGGCCCACCGCAAGGAACTCATCGACCAGGCGAAGGCCACGATGGACAGGTTCGGCGTCCGGGGCGAAGCCCTAAGCGTCTTCTCCGCCGACTTCGATCATATCTCCGCCGAGGACAAGGCGTCCGCGCTCGTCGTCTTCGACGAAGCCCACCATGCCGTCGCCTCGTCATGGGCCAAGTTCAACGCCGTGTTCACCGGCCCGAAGGTCGCCGTGACCGCCACGCCCGATCGCCTCGACCGCCAGAAACTTGAGACCGTGGGCTTCGTGCCAGCCTACGAGATTGCCATCCGTACCCTTATCGAGCAGGGTCACCTCGTCCGTCCGATGGCCCAGAAGATGCCCGTCGAGATGAGCCTCATTCGCCTGCGCGGTTACGACGACGCCCTCGAAGCGGTCGCCGACAGCATCGTCACCGAGCTGAACCGCTGGGACCGCAAGAAGGCCATCTGCTTCCTGCCCGAGGTCGACACCTCCGTCCGCCTGGTCGCCTTGCTCCGCCAGCGCGGCATCGAGGCCGGCCACGCCGACGGCAGCACGGGCAAGTTCCGGGCCGGCACGGTCGAAGCGTTCAAGAACGGCGAACTGCGTGTCCTCTGCAATGTGAACCTGTTCACCGAAGGGTTCGACGCCCCCGACACCGATTGCGTCATCCTGCTGCGTCCGACCCAGTCCCGCGCACTCTGGTGCCAGATGATTGGCCGAGGACTCCGCACGGCCCCCGGCAAGACCGATTGCCTTATCCTCGACCCCATGTGGATCAGCGGGGAGAATTCCTTCACGCCGGCGGACGCCTTCACGGTTCACCCGCAGGCCAAGTCCGCCCCGATTGACGGGTCGCATGACCCGCTGGACGCCGCCGAGGGGTGCGACCGCCAGGCGGAAGAGTCGATGCTCCGCCGTATCGCCGCCGAGGAGCAGCGGTCGTCGACGAAGGAAGCCAAGGAACTGGGGCTGGTCGACCTGTCGGTCGCCTGCGCGGTTTTCGGGTTCGTCCTGCCGGCTCCGACCTCCGAGTCGTCGATGTTTGGTTACCAAGCCACGGAATTGGCCCGCCACGGCGTCCACGCCCGTGGGATGACGGCTGACCAAGCCGACTGGATGATCGCCCGCCTGAAGGCACGGGAAGCCCTTAATCTGGCCACCGTGAAGCAGGTCCGCAAGCTCCAGCAATTCGGGGTGCGCGGTGCCGAGCGTCTGACCAAGGATTCGGCCTCGAAGGCCATCTCCTCTGACTGGCGTATGCAGAGCAAAGGTAAGCCCAAGCAATCGCCGCTTCAAAGAATCTACGGACGCATTTTCGATAACTATGATGCCTAAGAATAACAAGCCGCTGGTCTTTATGATCACCGGGGTCGCTCGCGCGGGGAAGGATACCTTCGCCGCTTGTCTGATGGAACACTTCAACGGAAACGGCAACCGTTGCGAGGTCTTCAAGTTTGCCGATGTGCTGAAGGAACGGGCCAACGACGTGCTTCGGGCGATGGGGGTCTTCAAGGCGGGAGTCGTCGACTTCCATGCCGAGGACTTCAAGGTGAAGAATCGGGGGCTGCTGGTCGAATTGGGCCGTACCCTCCGGGGGGTGGACAAGGACATCTTCGCTCGGCATCTGAACGCGCAGGTCGCCCTGTTCATGGATTACTCGCCGCTGGATGTTCGCCCCGTGGCCTTGGTCTCGGACTGGCGATACCTGAACGAGTACCTGTTTTTGGCCAAGCACCTTGATGTGCAGATCGTGACCGTCGAGATTCAGCGTCCAGGCTTCGGGCCGGCGAACGACGAGGAGGCGGGCAGCTTGGCTGACATGATGGCCTCGATGCAGATACTGCACACCCGCTTGGCGGTTGACCCCGCCGGCGTCCGCGCCGTAGCCTCTGAAATCTACCATATCTACCGATGAGTCGTTTCATTCCCGTCGATCCCGAGAAGTGGGGGGAGATGGTCAAGGCGATGGCCGAGAACGCACGGCTCAAGGCCGAACTCGCCCGCCTCCGGGCCTCGTCCTTTGTGACCGCTGTGCCGGTCGAGCAGTACGAGCGCGTCGTCAAGGCCGGGGATGCGGTCAGTATTTGCCTTGAGGCTTATTGGAAGGGCAAGCCTTACCATGTTTCAATGACCATCGAGTGCTTTGATGCGTGGAACGCCGCCAAGGAGGGCAAGCCGAGCGTATGAGTGCTTGGAAACCAATCCTTACAGCAAAGAAAGAGGATTATAAAATCCTTTGGCTTTACCAAGATATGCGTCCCACAGGTGGCAAATATGTGTTCCGTGGCTCTTGGTCATCTGACCGCAAGGGATGGGTTTGCTGGGAAGGTGGCTCTGCACCTTGGAATGTTGAACCAACCCATTGGCAACCTTATCGAGTTCCAAGACCGCCCAAGGAGGGCAAGCCGAGCGTATGAGTCCCGACTTCATCACCTCCGTGTTGGGCAAAATCGGTTTAGCCTTGCTTCCGACCTTTGCGTTCATCGTGATCGCATCATTCTTGGAGGTCGCCTTGAACGACGGTACTGATGAGAGCCGCTTTCATTACCTGTTCGGATTGACCTTCATATTCTTCGGTGCGGTCTATCTTTGGCAAAACCGCTAAAACGCCATACCTGACGCATAATCTTCCAGAGCGGTAATAACACGCCATCTACGGCGGTTTACGAAACGCTCTAGTTACTTAACCACACTAAGCAAATATGCCTAAACCCAAATCAACCAAACACTGGGATGACGTACTACGCGGCATCCGTGACCCTGAACGATATGATCCTAAAGCCCGGAGCTTCGGTGGCCCCTGGCGCATGGTAAAATGCAAAGACGGAGCATATGTCTGCTACGAGCTTTACCTAGAGGTCATGGAAAACCTCCGCAAAAATGCGGAGATTAAACCCTCCCAATCTCCGCACGACGGCATCCACACTTGCTCCAAGGGGTGCAAGAAACCGGGGTGCAACCGAGGGCTGCGGGAGACTATCGAGGAGCAGAACGCCCAGATCGAGGCGCTCAAGCAGGACTTGCTGGAGCAGGCCGCCCAGAGCCGTCATGTTCGCATGAAAGTAATCCATTACCTGAACCATATCGGTAGCCAGCAGGAAGAGCTTGCCGACCTCCGTTCGCAATTCGCGAATAGCGAATGGCAACCCATCGAGACGGCGCCGAAGGATGGAAGTCTTATCATCGGATGGTCTGATGACTTTACTGACCCTGTCCGTGCCACTTGGACTTGTCTTCACCAATGGGATGACCCGAAGGATGTCTTTGGATGGGTCGAGGTTGATGGAGACTGGTCTACATCGGTAAAGATGACCCATTGGATGCCCCTTCCCAAGCCCCCTGCCAAATGAACCACGATCCGTTCAAAATCAACGAGGCCATTCTGGATATGTGGCGCGACCTCAAGGCCGGAGATGATTATATCAGTAGGTTGGAGGTCAGGAACGCCGCGCTCGTGAAGGAAAACGATGAGCTGAAAGGGTCGCTGAACAAGATGACGAACACGCCAGCCGAAGCCGATGGGGTGGATGTCAGCGTCAACTTCTGGACTAAGGCTGGCACACGGCTTCCATCGTCTTACAGGACATTCTGGATGAACGAAAACAAGGAGGGCAAGCAGTCGTGAGCGAGCCGAAGCGATACAGCATCGTGGCAGACTTTCAGCCACCTTGGGCTAAGATGCACGAGTTTCGTTCTGGCGATTGGGTAAAGTACGAGGACTACGCCCGCCTCAAGGCCGAGGTTAATGAACTCGCTGACGGCCTTAAGTTGGCTTCCGAAGTTGGAATTAAAATCGCCGATGAAGTGACCCGCCTCAAGGCCGAGGTCGAGCGGCTGACCGCAGACAACGAGCAACTGCAAAACCGATGCGATTTCTTGGAGGGCAAGCCGAGCGCATGACCAAAAAGACCTACAAGACTTGGAAGCGTCCCGCGCACGGCGGGGGGCATCTCGAAAACAAGAAGCAGACGCCTGGCGAATTCGCCAAGACCAAACGCTACCACTTCGACGCCAAGGCTCGCTGGGAATACCTCTTCAACCCTGAACTCAACAAATGGAAACTCATCAAGTGATCATCCACCGCAAGGAAGTCTACGGCAAGGTCAAGCAGGCCATCATCGACGGCCACGCCGCCGGCCTGACTTACGCCGAAGCCGCCGCCAAGCTCGGTTTAAGGCGTGACAGCCTGTACTCAGCCGCCAAGCGTCTCGGTCTCACCCTCAAACCCTCCAAGCACCGCAAATGAGAAAGCCCCCTATCAACCTGACCCAGTACACCCACAAGATGCCCAAGCGTTGCCATGCGCTGCTGGTCATCCTCGACGGCGGCAAGGTCGAGCATCCCGAGTTCGTGGCCTACAGCCGGGACGAATTCGCCGACGCTATGGCCAAGTGGAAGCGGACGGTGCTGCCGACCCTGAAGCGATCCAATGTCGAATTCTGGGAATTGCACAACGGCCAGCATGAGGCGGTGAACCTGTTGAACCGATGACGACCAACCTGAAGCGGACGAACAAGTACGGCAAGCCGCCGGCTAGGACTATTATTCCCCAGGCGATTGCCCAAGGGCTGACGACCAAGGAGGCCGCTTATGAATACGGCTATTCCCTCCGCGCCATCCAAGAAGCCGCCAACCGCATGAAGATGTCCTTCGTCTGGGTCGGCTTTGGTCGACCCCCTAAACACCTGCCTAACAATACACAATGAACATCAACAAAGGCTGGAAGCGGTTCATGGCGGTAGGTTGCTCCCACGGGATGTACGCCGATCCGAAGGCCATCGAGGGGGTGCTAAAGTTCAAGGAACGGTTCAAGCCCCATATGACGGTTCACCTTGGGGACTTCGTGGATATGACCCCGTTCATGTCCTCGGCTCGGGGTAAGGGCGACGCCGTCGAACCCGATATCGGCGGGGGGCTGAAGTTTCTTGACCAGCTCCGCCCGAACGTCGTTTTGGCCGGCAACCATGAGGTCCGCCTCTGGCGCGAAGCCGCCTCGGACGACGAGGTCTATTCTGGCTATGCCATCCGCCTGATCAACGACATTACCGAGCATTGCCGGAAGCGGAAAGCCCTGTTCGTCGAATACACGGGCATCTGGCAGGCATTCCAGTTGGCCAACTACAAGTTCACCCACGGCACGGTATACGGCGAGAACGCCCCACGGGACATGGCCGAGATGTACGGGAATGTCATCTTCGCCCATACCCACAAGGTCGGCCGCATGACGGGTCGACGGGACGATACTCCGACGGGCATCAGCGTCGGCACCCTTACCCGCCGGGGGGCGATGGATTATGCCAATACGCGCAGGGCCACCTTCGCCTGGTCGCAGGGCATGGTCTTCGGCTACTACACCGACGAGAAACTCATCCCGTGGGTGCATGAGCAGCCGCACGATCAGGACGAATGGATTCTGCCCGTATGAAGGCCAACGATATCCTGAAGAAGCTCTGGGCCATCAAGGCCCGACACGCCGACAAGATTCCCGAAGGGTTCAAGGACTTGGACACCCTGTCCAAAGAATGGAAGGTTCACCGAACGACGGCCCGGGAATGGGTCATGGCATTGGAAGCGGAAGGAAAGATTAAGAAAGTGAAGTTACGATTCTTCGACGGGAAGAGGATTCAGATGAAGTACTTTTACGGTTGACGCATAGGGGTTACGGGGGGATAACAAATTTGCCACCCAAACCATGACCACCGAAGATCGTATTTCCGGGGCGAGAGCCTATCTCGCCAAACTGCCCCCCGCCGTAGCCGGCCAAGGCGGACACCCAGCCACCTACCGCGCCGCCAGCATATTGGCCAATGGCTTCGACCTGCCTTGGTCGGACGCCTGGGCATTGCTTCAGGAGTTCAACCTCCGCTGCTCGCCGCCGTGGAGCGAGAAAGACCTGCGTCACAAATTGAACGACGCCTACGTCAAGCCGCACGAACGCCAGAAGGGCTGGCTGTCGCAGGGTCGGGATAACGACCGCCGGGTCGGGGCTAATGGCCGCTTCGTGTTCGACCCCAAGCGTGTCGCCGAGCTGGTCGACGCCCAGACGCCGTTCACGACCGCTGATGTGCTGCTGAACTGCTTCAGGGACGAGGATATCATCTGCATCACGAATGAGGCCGGCCAGACCGAAGACAGCAAGTGGTTTCCCGCCTCGAAGGGCATCTTCCTAACCCGCGCCGAGTGGATCACCAAGTTCTTCGGCCCGGGGGCGGTGGGGGCTGGTAAGTTCGCCGGCACGGAGTCGGGGGCTTGGATTCGCATCAACCCCTTCACGCCCGACGACTTCACGGGGACGGATGGCTCGGTCTCGGCTTACCGCCATGTCTTGGTCGAGTTCGACAAGAAGCCGAAGGACGAGCAAGTGGCCATCTTCCAGCAATCGAATCTGCCCATCAGCCTGCTGGTCGACTCCGGCGGCAAGTCCGTCCACGCCTGGGTGCGGGTCGACGCCGAGACCAAGGAGCAATGGGAGGAACGCCGCAACACGGTGTACGAGTATCTGGCCGACCATGAGCCTGACCCCCAGAACAAGAACCCTTCCCGCTGGAGTCGGCTGGGGGGTATCATGCGCGGCGAGAACGAACAGAAGATCGTGGCCTTCAAGGTCGGTGCTTTGGACTGGGACGAATTCCTTGCCTGGCGTGAAGGTCAAGACTTCCCCGAGGAGGTAACGACCGAGACCCTTGAGAATTACGACGTCCTGAACGACCCGAACACGGTCATCGGCCACGGGCGATGGTTGCAGCGGGGCGGCTCGCTGCTCATCACGGCTCAGTCCGGCATCGGCAAGTCCTCCTTCGCCATGCAGATGGCCATGTCATGGGCTTGCGGACGGGAACTGTTCGGCATCCCGGCGAAGCACCCCCTGAAGATGGGCGTCCTTCAAGCGGAGGGCGACGTCGGCGACATGGCTCAGTCCTTCCAAGGGGTCATGTCGGGCATGAGGTTGAACAACGACGAGAAGGCGATGGTCCGCCAGAACCTGCACTTCTTTAACGAATCGTCGAAGCGCGGGAACGATATCATCCAGCTCGCCCGCAAGATCATCGTCCGGCATAAATTGGACGTCATCGTCCTCGACCCGTTGATGGCCTACATCGGCGGCAACATCAATGACAACGTCGACGTCACGAACTTCTGCCGAGGGCTGCTTGAGCCGATGCTGAAGGAGACGGGGTGCATCGCCATCCTCATCCATCACGAAGGCAAGCCGAAGGCCAAGGAGGTCACGGACGGCCAGACCTTCTCGGACATGATGTACAGTGGTACGGGCGGGGCGGAACTTGTGAACTATGTCCGCGCCGTGCTGAACATCCGTAGGGAGTCCAAGGACCAGCCGGTCTTCTCATTCAACCTTTCCAAGCGTGGCAAGGAGTCGGGGATGCGTACCCCGGACGGAAAGCCGACGCTGACCCTCAAGTTGAAACACGCCGATGATCGGGTATTCTGGGAGGTCGCCCCCTTGGCCGGCGGGTTCGAGCTACTCAAGGTCGGGCAGCAGTACCGCCACTTCGAGTCCAAGCCCCGCCTGAGCCGGGGGGCCTTGCTGGAGGAATTGGTCTCGGACCACAAGCTACAGAGGGACCAGGCGGAAGCCCTCATCAAGGCGATGGTCACAAACGGCATCATGGAGCCTCGTAAGGTCGGCGCGGCCCTGTACTACCAAGGGACGAAGTACGAGGATTCCTGAGCCTCTGGCAGGCCCGCCACGGCCTTTTCAGGGTCTGGTACGACTACTTACCCTTCTTGAGCCTAGAAAGGGCGTAGTCGACCAATTCAGGGCTTGCGTAGCCAGCCATGCCGGCGGCGGCATAGGCCAGCCCCTCGGACGAGAAATACCCCTTGGTCGCCATCCCAACCAGCAGGGAGGTCAGGCCAGCCGTGGCCGTCCGGCGGGCGATGTACCCCAAGGACTGCTTTTCCGTCGAGCAGAAGTAACGGACGAGCCAAGAGGTCGAACCGATCAGGATGCCGATGCCGACATCTCGGAGGGAGACGGGCAAGTCATCGGGGGATGGTGGAGGGACGGGACTCACGAAATGCGAGGGGGCTTGGAATTGGGGTCGAGCAGGACTCGGCGGTAGTTCTGATCCCAGAGGACGGCGGCGAGGTCTTTGCCAGCGCGGTCGACTTGGGACTCGGACATCTCGGGGAAGGTCAGGTGGACCTGCTCATGGCAAAGGACTTCGAGTTGCCGCTTGGCCCCGAGGCGGGGGTCAATCTCGATGAGACCTTCGCCGATGGTGGCCTGACCCCAGGCTCGCTGCCGGCCTAGTTTCACCCAGACGACCTTACTCTTTTGGCGGCGTTTGGTCATCGTTAGAATGTACGGAATCCCGTACCTTATCCCAGAGCCACCAGATGCCCAGTCCCGCGCCGATGGCGAGGGTGGACCCGGCGATGATGCCGAAGTACTCGGACTCGATGATGAACGGGACTGCCCCGCAGAGCATACCCGTCAGGATGATGGTCACGCCGGCCCGCACCGAGGCGAAGGCACAGCATAGGCCACCGATGACGACGAGGGCGGCACCCGTGATCGTCCAGATGTTCTGGGCGGCTTCCTTCTTGGCTTGCTCGACCTGCTTGGTAAGGTCGGCGATGCGAGCGTCCTTGAGCTGGGATACCCGGAGGGCTTCCTTCTGGTCGGCTTCGACCTTGGCCCAATTGGCGTCAATCTGCGAAAGCAGTTTCTTGCCGTAGGCTTGGGCGGCGGCGTAGTCGGACTGGTCGGCCTTCGTCGCCCTCAGCCTGGCGAAAGCCAACTCCTCCTCTGACGGGGCCGGCAGGTATGACAGGGCTACCCCCGCTTCGGCCTTGACCACTTCTGGCTTGGTCGAGTTCTCCTTGACCACCGTGATGGAAGCGGCGACGCGCTGGTCAGCCTTGTCCCATTGCTTGCCTACGGTGTCGACGATGCCCCCATTGGTCGGGGCGTCGGGCTGGACCGGCAAGGGAGCCGTGGTGGAGCATCCGGCCAGAATCAGACTGAGCAGGATGACGGCTCGCACGGCTTACTCCTTGGAGGAGTACTTGATGTAGACTTCCTTGGCCTTCTCGGCGATGGCGTCACGGTAGACGCCGCCGATGTAGCCGACCAAAGCGGAGATGATGAGAGCGATCATTTGACGGAATGTGCGACGTAGTCGGTCACGGCGGGCTTGACCGTGAGGATGGGCAACTTGGTGGCGATGGCGACCTTCGGGTCTTCGATGGTGATCAGGTTGCCGCGCACGCCGTCGAGGACGTGCTTGCCGGCCTTGATGTCGGGAATGAAAATGTAACGAGTCATGGCTTAGTAAGAATTATAAATGACCGTCCAACTGTAGCTCTGAAGGGTGGAAATCCATCCGGGGAGATTCATAGAATCGAAGGCCGCATTTGTCCCGCCAGAAACATTGAAATACCCTCCGTAAATTCCATAGGAAGAGGCGTTTCCTGCGGCACTATTGCCCAAGGAGTCCAAGGACGACAGATCGGTTACTCCGCATCCGTTTAAATCAATTCGATAAAGGGCTGGGAAACCTCCGATGCCTGGGATTGTCGAAAGCATCGGGTTGTTATAAAGGTCCAAGACGCCAAGGTTTGCCGAGAAAGAAAGGGACGGGGAAGCGGAAAGCGTGGCGTTGTTGACGATCGAAATATTCTGAGCCACGTCGCAACCGTTAAGGTTAGGCGGGGACGTCATTAGCGGATTACCAGAAACCTGAATTTGGGTAAGCGACGAGCAATATTCAAACGAAGGCGCGGTCGCCATAAGGTTGTTATTGTTCACCGTTGCCGACGCCAATGCCGTGGCCGAGCTGAAATTCGGCGCGGTCGTCATCGAGTTATTGAAAGAAAAAGTCGCCAATACGAGGGTGCTATTCGCTCCGCAATCTGGGCCGGATGTAATGGCGGTCGAGCTGATCTGGACGTTACTTACGATACCAATCGAAGGGATTGCCGTGATCGGACAATTATAAACGGAAAAGTTATTGTTTAAATTAGGCGGAAGCTCGGGAATCGAAGTAATATTCGGGCAATTCTGCACCTGAAGGAATTGGAGATTCGTGAGGGTATTCAGCGTCGGCATCGTCGAAAAGACGCAGGTATCGATGGACAGATTATTAAACGAGGACGACGGCAAGATTGGCGTCGTCGTCATTTGTGAAAGGTTATAAAAGGCGACTTGGCCCGTCACCGCAGACATAGCCGACAAATCTATTACGGTGCTGCTTGTGTCGCCTCCACTAATGGCGATCTGATAAACCGACGATGCGGTATCTACGGAAACGCCACCAGAAGTAGAAAGATAAATGTTAGCCCCAGCGAAAGACCAGCTTGCGATGCTTGAAACATTGGTTGCGACGTTCGTGAAGGGCGAGAAGCCAGGCAGACGATACCAAAAACCATTGATCCGGCCATAGACGTAGTTATCCGAAGGAGCGTCAGGGATACCGCCACCACCGCCACCCGCTGCCCAGACCAAAGACCAGTCGATGTCGCTGGCCTTGGTTAGCACCTGCCCGGTCGTGCCGCCAGCAGGGACGGCCTTGGAGAGAGGGGCGTAGGTCGTTGCGGCATCGCTCGTGGTCAGGTACGATGACATTCCAGAAATGGTCTGGTAGGTCGAGGCCGCCGTGGAGGTTTCGAGCTTGGCGTTCAGCGCGGTGGCTAGGTCAGACTGGTCGCCCAGCGTACCCGTGATGTCGCCCCAGATGACGGATGCTGCGGGGATGGCACCGCCGACATTGATCGTCCAAGAGGTGTAGGTGCCGGAACCAGAATGATTCTGAACATCGACGACCATAGCTCCCGTACCCGAGTTGTAACTCGTCACGGTGCCGTGCATATGGTTGGCCGAGTCGTGGGCGATGGTGACGTCCTGCGTCGGGGTGTAGGAAAGGCCCGTACCAGCGGTAAAGGTCTTCGCACCGTTGCTGATCGACATAGCCGAGGTCGAGGTAGTCAGGTAGCGGTCGCCAGGGATGATCGTCGTCCAAGTGGCGTTGTAGTCCGTACCATTGACCTTGGTCAGGACTTGGCCGACGGTGCCGCTGGCGGGAAGGCCACGGGCGATGACGGCGTAGGTTGCAGCCGCCGCGCTGGTCGTCAGGTAGGAGGACATTCCCGCCAGAGTCTGGTAAGTCGACGCCGCCGTGGCAGGGGATAGGCCAGCGGTGGTCTGAAAAGTTAGGTCAGGGAACTCTACGCCAGTCGGGATGATGCTGGTCTTGCTGGTGGCGTTCTTGACGAAGACACGGTCGTAAAGAAGGTTCGATACGAGGTCAGGGTTGCTTGACGAAGAAACCGCAAAGGCCGAACCAGAGGCCAAGGACACACGACCCTGCACCGTATCCTCAAAATAGATTTCGGCGTTGGCGTTCATTGAGCCGCCGTCAAAACTCAGGTAGGGGGCAAGTGCCGACGAAGTGATGTAGCCCTGAGAGGTGACCCAAGACTCGGTCGCATAGCCCGACAAGGAGGCCGAGGTAAGGAAGCCGGACGGGTTGCCAGTCAGGGGGTAAGCGTGATCCGTGACCCAAGACTGGAGGGCGTAGCCGGCAAGCTCGGTATTGACCCAAGACATCGTGGCGTAAGCATCCAGCGAGCCAATGGTCAGGTAATTCTGGCCGATGACCCAAGCCTGAGTCGCAAAGCCGCCTGGGTTGCCCGTGAGGGGGTAGAAGTAAAGGCCAGCCGTCGTCAGGTCGATGTAGCCAGCAGGGTTGGTCGTCGGGTACTTGCCAGCCAGCGCGGACGCCAAATCCGTCTGGTTTGAGAGCGTACCCGTGATGTTACCCCACACGCTGCCACCGCCGGCGGGTCCGGGCGGGCCGGCTGGGCCTTGAGGGCCGGTAGCCCCCGTAGGTCCGGGGACGCCGACATTGACCGTGAAAGCCGCCGCCTGGTTGATGCTGATGGTAAGGGCCATTAGTTAGAAACGCTGGAAGGAACCGGGTTAGGGGTCACATTCGGGGTGATGGCAATACGGATCGTCTCCGAATAGAAGACCACGTCTCCTTGGCTGAACTGGATATCCCAGTAGGCCGTCCCGGGGTGCCAGTCCTGCGTGTTCTCGTAGAACATGGTGAACTGGGTGGGGGACTGCACCGTAATCGTGAAATAGTGCTTCTTATTGCGGGCATCCAGCAGCGCGGAGTAGATCGTGACCCCCGTCAGGTCGGTAGGCCAGCCCGTCTCAGGGGTATAGGTAGCCACCCCTGCGAAGGTTTGGCCCTGCTTAAACTCATGGTGGGTGCAGGACATAGGTTCGCCGTTTGGGTTTAGCCGTATGTCAACGGCTCGAAAATCACCAGTTTCCTTCGACGTCGATACTACCCGTACCTGCCGTAACCGAGTAATACGTCACTCCGGGGTCGTCGTCAGGCAGGGTGAAGCTGCCGACGGAATTAGCGATTGTGAATTCGTAAGGCCCAACGGAATAGTTTTTGTCCGTCGGCGTAAAGGAAACCGTACCGCTTTCGTAAGTGATGATGTCTTCGGGAACGGCGATTGTAATCTTTTTAAACCGATACAAAAGGTTGATGGTCCTTCGGAAATACAGAGGATGATTGAATATGGCCCAGAAATAATAAATACGGGAGCCGTAGGGTGCGTCGGGGGGTTGGCCAAATTGGACGGCTAATTTTACACCTTCGGAGATTTCATAAGGGGCTGCCGGGAAGGATGAATAGGGGACGCCTTGGTATTGCTGAAAGGCCACCCCGCACTTGTCAGCAGGGCAAGCTGGAGAGTCCGCATAAGGGGGGGTGCCGGGGCCAGGCTGATCGTATTCTACCGAGTACCCGATGCGTTCTGAATTCTCATTGACATCATACATCGGCCCATAGGCGTTTTCCTGATAATTTTTTTCCCCAGCATACAGAAACTCAGAGTAAAAATCCGTCGAGTTATATGTGGGGTCGATAAGCCTGAAGTAACAGGTATGGTATGTCGGACGATATAGAAACATACCCGGCATATAGATCGTCCAAGTCCGAATCGCATCTCCGTGGGTATCCGTTCCCATCTCTTCATTGGGAGGCGTTCCAGCCGTTGGGCTGGGGGGGAAATTGCTCCTCCAGTAGTCACTCCCGTTATAGGAAACTACCGCGCCCGGAGCGTAGGCCACCGTGGGGGACCACTCTGCCATTTACGGGATGACGGTCCACCACCATGTCGCCGTGCTTGCTCCGGCCTTCAGGCGATTGACGATGAGGTTGCCGTTCTGGAAGAGTTGCATCGAATAGGTACTTGTGCTTCCAACCGTAGTTTTGGTCACCTTTCCAAGGGGGTAATAACTTTCAGTACTGGTATCGACCGGGGGCGTCACTACCGCCTGGAAGACGATCTCCGCATTGCGCGGGAAGAACTTGTTAACCTCATAGGTGGCCTTGACCATGACATAGCCGCTATCGTTCACGGTGAGCTGCGGGGCCGGAACTTCGTCGATGTAATGGGTACCAATCTTCGGGATGTATCGGTTGACCGTCCCGATGACGATGCTCACCTTGTCGTCGCTTATACTGGGGTCAAGGGGGTTGGCCGTCGTGGCATAATAGACCGACTGGCCAAGTGAGTACGACGTGCCGCCCGTATTGCCCATGAACTGCACATCGTTCGAGGGCATGGTCAAGGACTTGTCGATGCCTGCGGCAAGCTGGTTCAGCGCGGAGGCGGAGATAGGTGATCCAGCGGCAAAAGAGCCGTTGATGGACGAACCGTTGAATCCAGCGATTGACCTCATGTAGGCTCTGGGGTGTCGATTAGAGGATAGATATCCTTATCCCATCCAGAGATGCCGGAGAGCATCAGGTCGGCGGTAATCTTGTAGATGTTGCCGAAGCGTTCGACGGAGCAATTCGTGATAAGGAAACTTTTCCTAATCTTAGCGGCCCAGACTTCACTATAAATGAACGATCCGCCATAACCATTCGTGGCAAGTTTTCGATAAGCCTCTGGAAGTCCGTAAAGCAATCCGTTGTTCACCCATCCGACATAAGAAGCATAGGCCACGGCATTGGTCTCGTTTTCCACATAGAACAAACAGCGCAGGGTATTGGAAGGCTTGTAATAGTTCTTGATTCCAGCCTTGATGTTGATGTTTCCGGCGTCGTATTCGTCCTTGCTTTGCGTGGGCAGGAAGCCGACGAACTGAGAGCCTTGGGTGGCACCGCCGTTGGCAACCTTGGGCGTCCAAAGTGCGCGGTTCGGGTTATTGGCCAGGCTGCTGTCCCAACCGCTGGTCGGAGGCCAGTTGGCCAACTGCTTGTCTAGGTTAGGCGTACCAGACGTCATGTTCACTCCAAGGAAGTTGGGGTGATGTTCGATGGCCTCGGAGGTCGTCGCCCCGGTCATAACGACCTGCGTGTCGGTCTTTGTTCCGCTGTTCTTGGCAGGATCGATACCGCAGAAGTCGGCGGTGACGGTCAGAACATTATTCTTGTCCGTCGTCATGTTGGCCTTCCAGACGCCCATGTTGGCGTAGGCTGCTTCGACGCCGATGATTAAAGTGCTAAGTTTCGTGCCAAGGGCGAACTTCGTCGGAAAGTCTCCGCGCCGATCGATGTTCCACTTGAACTTGACTTGAGCCTGGAGCAGCCCAAAGCAGTCGGATTCGACCTGCCATCCAGATTGGGGGATGGGTTCAGCCAGAGGGTTTCCAAAATCAATCGTCGTATCAGAGGCCATGTTTATTTTGTAAGTACGTCGGGAGGACGAGTGGGTTGAGGAGGGACTTGTCCGATTGGCTTGGTGTTATCGGCTGTTTCCTTCGTGTTCTTTTCAATCTGAGTGAGCGGAGAAAAGGCCATCGTCCCAATGATATCGCCGCCGGCCATCTGCTGGAGCTGGGACGCGCCGCCTGCTTCGGTCAAACCGAACGGAGAGAGAACTTTTCCTTTTCCTTTGTTTTTTTCGTCGATTTCTTTGGAAACTTTGTCCCTCTCGCTTTTAGGATAATAATTTAAGACACGATTTTTGATTTCTTCGTTTGTCATGCCTTTGGGTGCGTTCCTGATCTGACGAGCCAATTTGTCTTTCGAGCTTTCAAACGGATTCCAAAATCCCGGCTCGCTAATATTATCTAAGAATTCAGCAAGGTCTTCCATGATGGCATGGAATCCTCCGATAATATCAATCAGGATATTCTTGATAGACCTTCCTACGTTCTCGATAATATCAGCCAATCGTCCGGCAGCCGAAATTTCATCTTCTCCGGCATTGTAATAACTACCAGACGCTTCACTAATTGCCTTTGAACCGGCCTTGATCATCGGGAGCAATTCCTTAAATGAATCGCCGAACATCTTTGTGCCGTAGTATAACAAGGTGGCTTCATCAGTACCTGCTGCGTATGATTCAGCAAGGGCTTGCATTGCTTTCTGATGATTGAAAGTTCCATTAGCGACCTCGTCCAAGCCAATGCCCATCTTGGCCAAGATGTTGGTAAGTTCGCCGCCCTTGATTCGAGCCTCGCCCATGCGGCGCGTGAATTCAACCGAAGTTTTTACCATAGCCTGAAGACTAATTCCAAATGCCGCACCAATCGCCTCTACACGACGAATAGAGTCGATGGAAAGCCCAGTAGAAATAGAAGCCAGGCGGATTTGCTTAGAGTAATCTGCGATCTCCTTTACCTTGGAAAGCGCGGAAGAAATCATTCCTCCAAAGGCATCGAAAAAAGCACCGATGGTAGACCCGATAGGACCGGCAACCATTCCACCGATTCCCTGCAAAGAGCTGAATTGTTTCGCACTTTCTGAGAATGGGTTTTCAGCCTTGCCGCCCATCTTGCCGATGGATTTGCCGGCGTCGGCAAGACCCTTCTCGAACTCTTTGATATCTACTCCAAGTGTTGCTGTTAAATCGGCCATGTTGTTTAGTTATGATTATGGGCCTTCTTGTAAGCCTCAATTCGTTCGTTGAACTTCTCAAGGTCTTTTTCCTCTTCTGTGGATAAGATATCAATCTTGCTGCCGTTGTAGATCGCGCTGGCGACGGACATCCAGACGGCCTCGCCTTCGGGCATGGTCCATGCTTCCTCTAGGCTGACGCCGTTCCGGCAAAGATTGGCTACGCAAGCAAGCGGGAAAGGGATAGGTTCATATTTATTGTTCTGCTTATTTTCCTTTGTCCAGAACTTCGGATAAGACAAAGAAGACTGGATGCACCCAAGGATGCGACCTACGCAGCGCGAATAGTATTTTCGGCTGAAAGCCATCCGGGTGATGTATAGTTTCTCGACCAACGAGAGCGGACGGGCCATCTCCTCCTTGTCGAAAGTCGACAGGATTCGCGCAGCCATCATCACATGAAAAGGGTCGAACTTCTTGTTCGCTGGATCAAGAAACGGAGACCCGATAGCCTCAAGGGCCAACCGATGGCGTAGGCAGAAAGGACGAAGCGTCCTGCCGCACACCTTATGTTGGTGGGGCAGGACAGTCGTAGCCTGTAGGTATCGAGCATCCATCGGATGCCTTCCTATTAGCCGATTTCTTGGTACTTGACGCCCTTGACGGAAACCTTACGGAAATCCTTGTTAGTACCCTTGTCTTCGATGGACTTCAGAATGTACTGAATTCCACCATAGGTGAATTGCTGGCCGTTGGCAGGAATAGCACCAGAGGCAAGAAGGACGCCTTCAACAGTAATCTCGAAGAATTCGTCGTCCAGGCGATCGGTAATAATACGGCCAGATTCGTCTGCGACTTCGACGTCCAGCTTGAAGGTATCGCTGATGGAGTCGGACTGGACCGTCATGTAGGTCTCAGTTCCACGAAGACCGTAAAAGTGGAGTACGCCGTAATCAATCTGGGTGTCTGCCATAGTCGTATGGGTTTAGCCAAGTGTCAAGGGGCGGTCGGCATGACCCCCCAGACGGTATATTCGATGACATTTCCGTACCGACGCTGGCTCATGCCTTCCTCGTCGTTGGCAATCCACAGGTCGTAGAGCTGCCCGTCCGTCGTCGGATTCCAGAGAGCCTGAAGGGCCAGCACGTCGCGCATGGCCCCGATGACCTCGACGACCCTAGCCCGGTGGACTTCGAGGGTCTCGTCATCGGCGGACGAGTAGATGTACAGTTTAAGGGTAGCCGTGTAATTGCCTAGGGCGTTCGAGCCTAGCTCTTGGACCGCCTGGCTCGACTCTGCATGGGCGATGATGATGGGGATGACCCTGATCTCATCGGTCACGCCCTTGTGGACGGTGACGCCCGGGAACAGCGGCGTTAGGTATTCGGCCACCTTGTTCTCAAGGACGGTGCGGAAACTGAAGAAGGTAGGGGGGGGCATTAGGATTCGGTGTTAGAAAGTTCAAAACCGCCTTGAAGCCGGCGGATGACGTCGACGAGCTTGCCGTGGTTGCGCGGGGCTTGAAGGTGCTTAAGCATGGCCACACGCATGGCGTATGCCCGGTGGTTCATGGCCATACGCATGAAATGGTAGCCTTGGCTGTAGTTACGGCCTACGGTTGAGCCGAGTTTGATGGTCGGGTCTGGACCAATCAACTTGGGCTGGTAGATGGAAGTTCCAGCACCCTGATTGGCAATCCAGGCGGAGGTAGGCATCTTTCCAAGCTGAAGGCCGGCGTAGTACCAGCCGGACTTCAACTTGCCGACGCGCTGCTGGACTTTCTTGATGTAGCGTTCGACGGGCTTCCAGTTGTCGACATAATTGATCATAGACTTGCTGGTCTGAGATACCTTGTAAGAAGGGCGTCCACGTCGTAATTCATGGATAGACCTTACCGTGCCTTCGGTAGTTCCAAGATGTACAGCAACTCGATTTCCACCCTTTTTAGATTCGATACGTTGGAAATGCTCAAACTCACCCTGTCCTAGTATTCCTTCACTATTATATTTTCCAACTTTCTCTACCATCTTAAAAATGTATTCAGGTTGATGTGGGCTTGGAAGTTTTAGTTTTTCTTTAATCCAAGCGTTAAAAATACCGACGTTATCTGATGCCGCAATAGCCGTGGCGGGAGCTTGGACCAATGGGGCGAAAATCTTACGCACGTCACGGCTGACGGCATCCCGGCCTTTGTTGCGGGCTTTGTTTCCGAAGCCCCCCTCGCCGCCCTTGCTGATTGACGGCTGAGTGCCTGAGAAAGGCGGGGTGAAGTCGCACATATCCTTGGCGAATAGCCGCGCTTGCTGCTTCAGTAAACCAACAACGCTTTTACGCATAACCAAAACGTACAACGCCAGATGCTTGGCGAACTCGGTGTAGTCGACCTTGACGCCCTTGCGGACTGTGACCACTAAGGCCATTACTGGACCTTGGTCTGGACTTTGACGATGACCCAGGCGGAGGGGGTGCGGTCCGTCACGGTCATAATGCGGAACTCCTGACCCCCGTAGGCCACCACATTCCCGAAGGCGATCAGCCCCGGATTGGCGGCGGCGTCCGTCCGCAGGAACTTCATGTCGAAAGAGGTATGGTTCAGGAAACCACCCGTTTCCAAGTCCTGCATGATGGCCGGCTGCGTCATCAGGGCGTTTAAGGCTACTGGCGAGCCGCCTGGGACGTTTTTAACGGTCACGGCCTTAGGAATCTCGGAAAGGATTTCCGAGGCGTCTAAAGCCCATTCGTCCGTGATTCCCGACATGGGTTTAGCCCATTGTCAAAATAAGAAACCCACCCCCCGTGGCGCGGGGAGTGGGCTTCGCATTGTCGCTTTGGGGGATTTTAAACTCCCCCGAAAGGTTACGAGGTGAAGCGGATGCGCTGGAGGGCGGCCGGGTTACCGACAGCCGAACCGACGAGCCACAGGGCGGACATATTGTGCTGACCGGCCTGCCAGTTGTACCAGTAGCGGAGAGCGAAGGAGAACTTGCTGTCCGGGTCCTGAACGACCATCTGCTCGCCACCGCCCGTGGTGGGGGTAGCAGGAACACGGGTCACGATGACGAGACCTTCCTTGCAGGAAGCGACGCCGTTGAGACCTTCGGTGAAGGCGGTGCCGGAGGACGGGAAACCGTTGTATTCCGAGACGCTGAAGCCGTGGAGTTCCTTGCTGATCGCATTCTTCTGGATAACATCGCTGTTACCGTAGGAGAAGGTCTGGGCGACGGACGGGTCCTGAACGAGCTGGCCGAGGGCGTCGGGGCTGAGGAGGAGCTTGCGACCGATGTGGGGCAGGTTAGCCTTGGTCAGGTTCTTGGCAGCAGCGGCGACGGCCTTGCGGTCGAAGTCGGCCATCGCGCCCGAGTAGGCGGTCGTGGCGAAGTTAGCGGCGGTCACCTTGGACAGCACTTCGTCGAACAGGGACTTCTGGACGGCGTTGGCGATCGGGGCGAAGAAGAGGCGGCGGAGGCGTTCCAGGCTAAGGGTGGACGCTTCGTAGTCGGTGAAGGCGACGTCGACATACTTGAGGTCGGCGATGGTCACGGGAACGTCCGTCGACACGGCGGAAGCAGGCACGAAGCCGTTAGCCGGGTCAAAGGTCGTGGCGGAGAAAGCGGAGGCATAACGGGTGTGGACCGTGGTGCCGCGCTCGGCGACGTAGTTACCGAAATCGGTGACGGCGATTTCCGTCAGGGGAACGAGTTCGGGGACGAGGGTGCGGAGGGACTCTTCAGCGACGAGCTGGAGGGTCAAACCACCAATGCTGTTAGACATAGTAGGGAGTTAGGTTAGGGGGAGAGGGGAATCAGCGAAGGCCGGCGGCGCGGAGGATGGCCGGACGGTTCTTGCTGTAGAAGTCGGAGGCCACTTTGGCGTCCTTCTGTTTGAGAGCCACCCACTCCTCGGAGATCTCAGCGTCGCTCTTGGAAGTAGCGGCGACCTCGGAGGGGGTGACTTCAAGGGGGTTGACGCCGACGGAGGCGGCGATGGCGGCGGCGCGCTTGCCGGCAGTTTCCTGCGAGGCGGAAATCGCAGCGGCCTGGGCTTCGGCCTTCGCACGAAGTTCATCGGCGGCGGCGAGCTTGGCCGAAAGGTCTTCGACCTTGGCGGTGAACTCGACGAGCGAAGCGTCCTTGGCGGACATCGCAGCGGTCAGTTCGTCGACCTTGGCGGTGAGGGAGGCAACTTCGCTGGCCTTGGCTTCGACCTCAGCGGTCTTGCCGGTGAAGGCTTCCTTCAGCGAGTTAAGGCGTTCTTCGAGCGTCATCTTGGGTTTAGCCAAGTGTCAAGCCTTGGGCTTGCAGTCGGTATCCACGGGGGGACACTCCTCGTTCGGAATCTCGTCTTCTTCGTCCTCGTCCGAATCCGTGCCGTCGGGCTTTTTCTTCTTTTTCTTCTTTTTCTTGTCGCCGTCGGAAATGGGGGCCACTTCGTCCTTGTCGCCCTGCTCGGGGGACACATCAGCCGCCTGGGCGTAATTTGCAGGGCCACCGACCGGCACTTGCTTCTCGGCCCGTTCGTAAATGGCGTACTCCTCGGGGTCGATGGCCATCAGGAGGTCGTCGAAGGTGTTCATCAGGCCGGAGACAAGGTTCTTCTCAGCACCCTTCTTGCCCGACCAGCATTGACCCTGCATATCGGCTTCGTCGGCGTAGGTGCGGACGGCCTTGATATCCATGATGAACCACTTGTGCATCTCGTCGACGTCGTCTTGGAACAGTTTCCGCTGTTCGGGGGTCATGGAGGTGCCGGTGTAGCCCGCGCCCTTGGCCCAGCCGGCCTTGATGAGGTCGACGGTGATGCCTTCCTCGGCGTAAGCCGCCTTCATGTCGTAGATCGGGATGTAGACCCCGATGGAGCCGACGACGGACGACGGGGACACGAAGACCTCGTCGCATTGGCTCATCAACCACATACCAGCGGAGCAGGACTGTTTGCAGGTCCAGCCGATGGTCCGCTTCTTGCAGGCGCGGATGCGAGCAGCCATCTCGGGGACGCCGGTGACGGTGCCGCCAGGCGTGTCGAAGTCGAGGATTATGGTTTCGACGCCCGGGTCACGCTCGGCGTCTTCGAGCATCTCTTGGATGTCTTCGATATCGGTCGCACCCATCATCTTTTCCAGCTCGGTGAGACCAGACCCAATCACGCCCTTCACGGGGATGATGGCGAGGTCACCCGACTTGATCATCATCGGCTTTGGGCCGAAGAGCATCTCCATCATGTCCTCCAAGTCATCGCCCGCCTTAAGGTCGGTCGGGGACAGGTTGGCCACCTTCTCAAGGTAAGCCTTGGCCTTCGCCGGCTCGATGAGCATCGGCGCGAAGGTCTTGAAAGCGTTGGAAAGGGAATACATGGATTATTTGTTGAAGGTTTTTTCGTCGTCCGGGTCGACGTCGTCTTCGACGATCTTCGCTCCGTCGTCCATCTGGGCGGGTTCTTCTTCGGCGACGGAAGCGTTGATGTCGGCGGGGGCCACGTTCTGCGGCTTGTAGAGCATCGACAGCGGGACGTTGAATTCCTTGGATAGGTCGAGGAGGTAACGCTTCTCGGCGGCGTTGGAACGCATCTGCTCCTTCGGGTCTTGGCCTTCTTCGAGGTAGTTCTCGGTGAGGGTCTTGAGGCCGGATTCGATATCCTGACGGTTCTGCTGGGCATCTCGGCCGGCGTCGACGGTGACACGCTTCGGCGTCGTCCAAGTGACATTGGTCCAGTACTCGGTGGAACGGAGGTAGCCGTCCTTGATGGCCGAGCCGATGATGTAGCCCCAGACGGGGGTGAGGAAACGCTGCACCATGACCGCCTGGCGGTGCGAGAACTTGCGGTCGGCCTTGGCGACCACGAAACGCATGACCGCGCCGCCGGCCTTGGTCGGATTGGCCACGAACTCGTAAGGCAGCATCCCTGCGAGGGAGTCACGCTCAAGGTGTTCGATGAATCCGTCGAAGGTCTTGTTCGGGCGGTTGGACTCGAAGGACTCAAGTTTCTCACCGGGGGCGAGAGCCAGCACCTTGCCGCCGAGGAACGTCGACGCTTCGCTCGGGTCGGTCATGCCGTCGCCGTAGTCCTGCGGCTTCATGCCGAACGCCTCGAAGTCGGACTGGGTGCCGTCGAAGTTCGGATTCTCACGGCTGATCGTGCGCGTGATATCGGACGAGGTCTTGACCGCCAGTTTCTCCAACGAAAGAATCTCCAGCATATCGACCAAGTTATTGATCGAGTGCTGGAGGGGGCTGTACGCCCGCGCACCAGAGGCGAGTTCGGGTTCGTACAAGTGAATGACCGCATTGGCCGGCACGAGGCGGCTAGAGCCATCTGAACGGATCACGTTGTACGAAATCGGCTGACCGTAAGGTCCAAAGAGGATGCCGTCGACCATGCCAGGCGGGACTTCGTTGTTGGACGAATTGCCGACACGGTGGGATTCGATGACCTGAAGGCGGGGTTCGCCGCCGGGGCCACGGGTCTTGATGATGAAGCACTCGCCGTCACGGTCCATCAGGCGGCAGCAGATGTGCTGTAGCTCGAAGAACGAGAAGCGGCCCGTGATATCGCAGGCACGGGAGGCCCATTGCTTGAAGTAGGCTTCGGCGGCGTCGTCCCACATCTCGTCGCCCGACTGGGCCTGAGCCTTGATGCCCCCACCGACGGTATACAAGGCCATGTCGGCCAGCACCTGACGGATGAGTCCCGCATTGAGTTCCAACCAGCGCATCTTGCGCGTGGTCTCCATGCGGTCGAAGACCGTCATGGTCTTCTTGAAGTCCTGCGGCCAAGACGACCAAATCCACGAACGCTTGTTGCTGAACTTGGCGGACTCGAAGTTCGAGAAGATGCCCGGGCCTTGTCCGCCACCCGACGCCTGCTTCTGCGGAGCCGTGTTACGGGCCACGCTGGGCGTCTTGGGTTTCTTCACCTGCGGGAGGGCAGGCTTCTTGGCGGTGGGCTTTCGCATTAGAATCCTCGGAAGTTATTCAGCATATTGATGACCCGGACACGGTCGATTGATCCGTAGGTCTGGGGGTCTTTGACCATCAACGCATAGCGACATTCCACCAGCACGGTGGAGATATCCATCGGGAACTGCTTGACGACGGAAGTACCCGAATCGGAGTACTCCATCATGGTCTTACCCTGCTTGAGGAGTTCCTTGGCCTTGTCGACAATCTCAAGGATGTCGCAAATGTCGAAAATAAGGAAGATACCTTGGGGTCGTGCCATTTGCGTTTAGCCCCGTGTAAAAGGGGCCGTCTGACCCAACCCATGTACGATCCACAAGAGCCACCCGTGGTTTTTCCAGAAGGGCCAGACGGCTTGGATTAACTCTACCGCTGGGAGGAGGTCCGTCAAGCGGTTTCTTCCTCGGCTTGCTTTTCGTCCGGCTTGCGGTCCTCGGGCTTGCCGTGGCGGTTCTTGCCGCGCCCGATGAGCTTGGCCATGAGGGCTGGCAACATCCCGATGACCTCCACGTCCCACAAGTGGTTCGCTCGCTCCCCGATGGGCAACCAGATGGCCTGTCCGTTCGCCTGGCGGGTGCGATGCTCCGACTGCATCTGCTTGCGGTACTCGTCGCCGGCGTCCTCGGGGTAGGTGTGATGCCCTGCGCGGCGTAGGCGGGAGATGGAGTCCTTGAAGTACAGGTTCGAGAACAGGTACAACTTGCAGGAGGTCTGGCCGACTTGGATCACCTTGGCCCGGGCGTAAGGGCGGTAGGCCACCTTGATGCCGTAGGGCGTCTGGATACGCCAAGGGAATTCGTTCTGACCTGAACCCTTGGTGGCGTTCCAGGAGAACTTCGCGCACATACGGTAAACGGTGTCGGTGTTCGGTCCGTCGCCCGAGTCGACGAAGACGAAGAAGTCGGCCACCTCATGTCGCTTCTGGGCCTCGCGCACTTCTTCCTCGGTGTCGCAGTAGCCCCATTGCACCATGCGTGACTTGCCGTCCAAGGCCCACGCCCTGACGATCCAGTAGAAGCCCTTGCGTTGCACGTCGACCGCCATGAAGCGGAGCCGTGCGAACTGCTTGGCCTTCTTGTATTCTTCCTTGAACGGAGGCTCGGCGAGTTTGCTATCGACCATGTACGCCTCGTCGTCCCATTGGTCGAGCATCTTGTAACCCTGCGGCATGACTTCTCCGCCGCCGTCATCGGGGTCATCGGACCAAGAGATGGCCAGACGCTTCTGCTTGAATTCCCGACGGGCGACATCGTCACCGTGTTCCTCGAAGGATTGCTTGGCACGGATTGCCATCTCGGCGAGCTTGCCCCAGTCCAGACCCCATTGAGCGCAGAGTGAATTCCAATGGAAGCCGACGACGCCCTTGGGAGCGTTCTGGTTCATCGGGATGTATTCGCCGGTGGCGTTCAGCTCGGCCCGGGTCTCGAACGAATCCTTGTAGCGGTGCTTGCATGACTTGCACTCGTAGGTGCAACCGGCCTTGACCTTGTCGAGATTCCAGCCGTTCGGTTCACGGGCGTCTTCGGGGTAGATGAGTTGCTCCCATTCCCAGGCTTGGCGTGTGCCGCATTGCGTACACTTGAAAGTCCATTCACGGCGGTCGGACTGATTCCACAGGTCGGTGATATCGTCGCCCTCGACGCCGCCCTGCGAGACGAGCAGCGACTTGCCCTGCCAGATGAACGCCGTGCGACGGGCCAAGGCTTCGTTCAAGTGACCCTTGGGCCAGAGCCACACTTCGTCCCCGCCAAGGAAACGGATCGAGCGACGCTGGAGGTTCTTCTTGTTGTTCGCACCCAGCACCCAGACGGTGTTACGCTCGAAGCGGGTCTTCTTCCATTGGTTGCGTTCGGAGTCTTCCATCTTGGCCAGCGTGGCCGGCGTGGCTTCCCACATCGGACGCAGTCGGTCCTTCTGCCAATCCTGCGCGTTGTCGTCGACGTCTTGGAGCAGCAGCGTCGGACCGGGCGAACGGGCAGGGATGAAGGTCGACCACAGTTCCAGCAAGGACGACTTTCCCATCTGCACCGCGCCGAGGACGACGACGGTGGTGATCTCGGGGTCGGTCAACGCCCGCAGGATGGGAGCGAGGAAGGGCGTGGACTCGACTCGGAACGGGCCGGGTTGCGGAGAGCCAGGCACCTCGCGCACGTTGGCTTCCAGCCATTGCACGATATCGCCTTCGGGGTCGGGCGTCATCATCGCCCGAATGTGAGCCTCGAAGGTCTCGACGGTCTGCGGGTCGATGATCACTCGACTTCGTCGACGGATTCCTCGTCGCCCTCGGACACTTCAATCGGGTCTTCGGTGTCGGCTTCCTTCACGATGGCTTGTTCGGCGTAGCCGGCGGCAGACGACAGACGCTCCAGCATCCGCTTCACTTCGTCGTCGATGGCCTTCATGGCCCGTCCCGGATTGTCGGGGTTGACCCTCGACGCCAGTTTCGTGCCGAGCTGCGTGGCCTCTTCACGGACCTGCGCGAACACTCGTCCGAACCTTTCGATGGCGGTCTGGGTGCGGATGTACTCACGGCTGGCGATCTGTCGGGCTTGGAGTTCCTTTTCCAGCGTGACCAGCGTCTTCACCAACTTGTCGTAGGTCGCATAGGACTTGCTGGCGTCGGGCGAGTTGCTACCGAGGTCGTCGAGGTACTGCTGATAGGCCAGAGCCTTCAGTTCGCGCTGACGCTCGACGGTCTCGTTGAAGTCCTTGTCGGGGCGGACGGCGGAACCCATGCGACCGGCACCACGGGCCATGTACCAGGCTTCGGCGGACTCGATGGAGTCGATGGGCATCCCTTGGTTGATGAATTTGTTGATGGCCTGCTTGGTGACGCCGAAGCGTCCCGCAAGGTCGATAGGTCGGACCTTCTCGGAACTCACTTGAGTTTCTTCCTCCGGGCGTTGGACAGTTTCGCGCAGGCGGCGTCGGACTTCATGTACAACGACGGCGGCAGTTTCAGGTTACGTTGGATGGTCTTCACTCGGGCGGATATGGCCGCACGGGTCAGGTTGTGCTGATTGGCCAACGCCGTCATGGTCGGCTGATCGGGGATTCCGAGGGCGAGCTTGATGCACGTCCCGTGCAGCCGGACTTCGGCGTGGGTCGACAGGTCGATGACGGCGATCACCTTGCGGAGGATATCCAGCACCTCGTCCTGCGTGAAGGTTCGGTCGCTCATCTGGACTTCCGACCTTTCGCGCATCCGCCATTGCACCGCTTGCACTTGGTTGATGTCGTAGCCTTGGCCCCAGCCGCCTTCGCTGAAGTTTTCTTCGCCGCCTTCGCAGGCATCTCCATCAGAGGGTTCACCAGAAAAATACCGATGCGCGAAAGGGACTCCAGCATCTTCGGGTCGATGGGGATTGAAGCCAGACGCTTCCAACGCCGTGCGTTCCGCCTTGGACAGCCGTTTCCAGAACCTTTGGTATTCGTCATAGATTGGCATCGTTGTTCTCGGGCGGAGGAGCGAACAGGTCTTCCACCTTGGTGGCGACCGAGAGCATGACCGATGCTTCGGAGACGAGCAGTTTGGCCACCTCGTCGTCGCCGTTGATATCGGCGATGTGGGCGGCGCGGATGATGTTCAGGCCGGCGATCCGCCGTAACTGTCGGGCTTCCTCGAAAAGCATCGAGGGAGTCCAGCCGTAATTGTCATCGTCGTTTTTTCGTACCACACGGGCATCAATGTGCCTAACCTGTGAACAAGTCAACCCGCCTAGCCGTGCCGTGGATAAATCAAACCATTCTCATCCCGGCCCAGCATCCCGTGACGCATGGCCTTGCGGACTTTGTTCCAGGCGTCCTTGCTGGTCAGCGGCTCGTCGTAGCACCGACCCCACTCGGCGGCGAACAGGTCTCGGAGTTCGTGGGCGCGGTAGGCTCGGTCGGCGGGGATCAGGTTCAGCACCGCCTGGACGAGCTGGGCCGACTCCTCGCTCTTGGCCGTCCGGGCGGCGTTCAGGTCCGAGATGTGCTGCTTCATCCGTTCGGGCGACAGACGCCACGCCCTCGCCCAAGGGGACTCGGGACGGCGCGGGGTGATCGGGCCTCGACGGCGGCGGTGGAAGGGGAAGGGTTGGCTCATTGGCCAGACATTTAGGCTACGACCTTACAGTCGTAAAGCCTATAATGGCTTGGCCATTATTTACTATGTCTTATCCCCTGTAAGGGGATACATAGTAAATGTATTGTCTATATTCATTGCTACTGTGGTTGCTACTGTGGTTGCTATAACAACACATATAGCCGGACATATCAATTTGCATGGTTTTTGCAGGTTGACCCCCATGTTTTTGACGGGGTCGGTGGGGCTTCGCCCCCCCCGCTGGCGGAGGCCCTAAGAGATTCCTTTCCGGGGGCGAATCATGACCTGTTTACCTCTGTTTAAAAGTGAGCATAACCACTGTTGCCCCACCTATGCCCCATTTTGCCGAAGTGCCTCCGCCGCCCGCCCGCCGCCCGCCTGGCCAATCGATTGCCGCCGCTTGCGGGCCATTGCCGGCGGGGTTGCGGGGTTGCCGCCGTGCCTTTGCCGTAGCTTGCCGCCGCCGCGCCGGCCGTGCCTTGCCCATGTCATGCCGGCGGACGGGGTGGGGTGGGGTGGGGTGGGGTGGGGTTGCCAAGGGTTGCCGCCGCCCCGTGCCGCCCGCCGTGCCTACCCTAGTAAGCGGCGCGGGGTGATCATGTCCTCCGCCGGCGTCCGTCCGCCTGGCCGCTTGTGCCGCCGCCCTAAGCCCCGCCCTTTTCTTTATATCAAAAGGTTTGCATTTAATCCTTTACACCCCCGCCCGCTTCCCCTTTTGTGCGTGTCCTATGCAAACCCTAAAAGACCTGTTAACCGCCGCCGCCGTTGTCGCCCTTGCTTGGCTTGTCGCCGTGGCAATCTTCTCCCTTTAATTTCCCTACCCATGCATAAAACAAACCTGTTGACCGTTGCCGAAGTGATCCAAACCGCCGCGCAAGAGGCGGACAACTTTGCAAACACATTGGAACATGACGCGCCGGCGGCGGCCGTTTTCGTTTTAGACGAATTGGACGCCGTTGCCGGTTGCACGTCGTTTGCTGATCTCATGTCGCAAGACGCCGTTGCCAAGCTTACGGGCGCGGCCCGCTATTGCCGGCAAACCTTCCCCCGCTTTTCCCTCGGCCATGAAAGCGCGGATAACCTGGCCCGCGCCGCCGCTTCCCTTGCGGCCCGCGCCGCCGCCGCCCTTCCCTACTAATTTCCATCCCATGAAGCCCAAAAATACGCCCGCCGTGCCGCCCGTCAACCTATGCCCCACAAAAGCCCCCGCCCTTAACTTGCGCGGGGATTATACCCACCCCGGTCCTTTGCTTTTCCGCCCCGCCGCCGCCGTCCGTCACTCCGCCGCTTCCCTTCCCTTCTATATGCCGTCTTATCTCCTTAGCGTCGAAGCGGACGCTAAGACGGAAAAGGGAACGGGATCGGGATATCTCACCGGCATTCTTTATCTCGCCCCGGGGCAGCTTGCCGGCGTGGGCAACCTTTGCCCCCATGCGTCCGCCGGTTGCCTTGCCGCTTGCCTTTTCACGGCCGGCCGTGCCGGCATCTTCGAAGCGGTTAACGCCGCCCGTGTCATGCGAACCCGTTTCCTACATGACAACCGGGCCGGCTTTATTGCCATGCTTAGGGGCGAAATTGCCGCCCTTATCAGGAAAGCAAAGCGGCGGGGCTTGCGGCCGGTTGTTCGTCTTAATGGCACGTCCGACTTGGCGTGGGAAAAGTTAGCCCCGGAATTGTTCGCCGAATTTCCCCGCCTGAAATTCTATGACTACTCGAAGTCTCTCCGCCGCGCGGTTGCCTTTGCCAAGGGCGAGCTTCCCCGGAATTATCACCTTACCTTTTCTTATTCTGAAACAAACGCCGCCGCCGCCGGGATTGCCTTGGCCGCCGGCGTGAATGTTGCGGCGGTTGCGGACGGGGTAAAGGCCGGCGAACGGTTTGCCTTGCCTGGTATGACGGAGGCGCGGCCCACTTTTTCGGCGGACCGGCATGACCTCCGCTTTCTTGATCGAAAGGGGAAAGACGGAAAAGGCCGGATTGGCATCTTGAAAGCGAAAGGCAAGGCCCGGGCGGACGTTTCCGGCTTTGTTATTCGTGCAACCTCCGCCGCCCATGCATAACCCCCGCTTAGGTTTCTACCCCGGCCGGCGGTTGCCGGCGGTTTGCCGGGATGGGGTGACTAGGTCCGCCGTCATTACTGGCCAACCTGACACTTGGTTTTCAATCCCCGCCGCCGTGCAAATTACAAGCGGCGGAAAGCGGCGGACAGTTGCCGGTTCGCTTTATCATGACATTGACGGCAAGGTTTCTTTCGGGGCTTACCTATACCGGGCCAATCATGTCTTTATCCCGTGGACAGCTCATAAGCCCCGCCTGGCAAAGCTTGCGCGGAAATTAATTGCCGCAACCGCCTACGGAAAAGCGGCGGAGGGTTTGCCTAGTGATCATGCCGCAACCCTTGCCGACATATGCCAGACGGAGGCGGACGGCTTAACTGAGCCAAGCGGACAGGAAAGCCCCGGTTGGCTTGTTCGCCGTATCTTGTGCCGCTTGTGGTGCGAAGACGTTGCAAGGTTGGCTTTATTCTTTGACCGGCTTTCCCGCTTCCAATCCGCCGCCGGTGAATAAAGGCCGGCCGATCCTTCCCCTAACAAGCCCCGGCAACCCCGGGGCTTTTCTTTTGCCTAGTGCTTCCCCGTGCAACGGCACGGAACAAGCCCCGCCCTTTGCCCCGTGCCGCCCTTGCGCGGCCCGCCCTTCCCTTTCCTCAGTCCGCCCCGCCGCCGTCCGCCTGGGGCAAGCTGACAAGCCCCGCCGCCGCCCTATCCCCTTGCCGCTTCCCTTGCCCCGTGCCGTCCGTATCCCGTGCCGCCCTTGGCAAGCCCCGCCGCCGCCCTTGCCCCGCCTGGAAAGCCCCGTCAACCCCTTTGCCGCCGGCCATTGCCGGCCCGCCGCCGCCCCGCAAGGGCGACAACCGCCGCCGGTCCGCCGGTGATCCAACCCCACTAACAACCCACCTTTAACCTTACCAAATATCTAATCATTACCTAACTTGTCATGTTACGGTTGTGTTACAATTGTTACGGTCATGTGACATCTGGGGTTTTGCGGGGTGTTCACTACCCGGAACTCATACTGACCCCCAAAATTCCAATTTTTTTTGGAATTTAATAGTAAAAAAAGTTTCCAGCGGCCCGCGCCGAGGGATTTTTTTCGGATTTATCCCGAGCAAATTTGCGGAGAATAGCAGGTCATAATATCCGCACCCTTGCGGAGGCTGGCATCGTGGGCATAATGCTTTAACAACAGATAGGCCAATTAAAGCGGGAGTGATTTGACGTTAATAACACAGGCGGATCGTGGCCCATATTAACGCCGGCAAAACGAAGACCCCTCAAAATATTGCGCCCCCTTTTTATTTTCGGGAGGATTTCCCCCCCTCGGGGTATAAATATTTTCATTGCCTTTGTTTTCTTGGGCTGTACCCATCGGGGGATGACCAAAACCGCTATGATCACGCTGGCTGCGACGCTCGCCGCCATGCCCGTCGAGGCCCGGGAGAAGGCCCACCTGCTCATCCTGACGAACGCCATCGGCGCGGTGGAGAGTGGGATGAACTACGCCGCCACGGGCGACGCCGGCAAGGCCGTGGGAGCTTGGCAGGTCCATGTGGCTGCTTGGATCACGGCGAACCAATGGCGTATCAAGCAGGGCTTGCCGGCGGTGTCGCGCAAGGAGTGGCGTGTGCCTGACAACCAGCGGGCCATTGCCGTGGCCTATGTGACGTGGTGCCGTGACCGCTTGGTCGACGACGGCATCGTGAACCCGTCGCCCGAGCAAATCTATCTGGCCTTCACGATGGGATACGCTGGGGCGAAGGCGGTGGGCCATTCGCTGGTGAACGCCCCGAAGGCGAAGGCCGATGCTGCGGAGCGTGTGGGCAACATCTACCGGGAACTTATCAAGTGAACCACCTACGAATGGACGACATGGTTTCCGTGCTTACAATCACGGGATACCAGAAGCATGAGAACCCGTTGCCGAAGCCTGGCAGCGTCATCACGCGCAAGTTTCAAGAACAGATTGGCACGACCTTTGACGTCGACTCCCACGGCTATGCCATCATCCACACGGCTCGCCCGATGACTGGCCCCCTGATGCAGTCGGAGTGCAGGGTCGACCGAGTCGTCGAAGACGAGGCTTCGGTGCTTTACGCTGCCGCCTACCGCAAGGTGACGATTGACACGACCGTGCTTTCCACCAGCCCCGCCTACCTCGAATGAAACCCTACCTCTGCATCGACCCCGGAGCCAACGGCGGCTGGGTACTTCAACAGCATGGCGACGGTGCTTTCATGCAAGGCGGCAACGACGAGCTTGCCGACCTTTGCCCTACGCCCGACACCACGGTGGTCATCGAAAAGGTGCCGGCGTTCGTCGGCCCTATTCCGGCTTCGGCGTCGTTCAAATTGGGCTACTCCTACGGCTGGATCGTCGGCCTGTGGCAGGGGCGCGGATTCAAGGTGGTGCTTGTGACCCCGCAGGAGTGGCAAAAGACGATGGGGGTAGGCACGAAGAAGGGCGGTGGGCATACCACGACCGAGTGGAAGAATAAGTTAAAGTCGGAAGCCCAGCGTCGCTTTCCTTTGGTGGAAAAGATTACCCTCAAAACCGCTGATGCTTTTTGCTTGTTATCCCACGCGCAGCAGTTCAACCTCTGATTTCCACCCAATACCATGATCAAGAAACTCATCAAAGTCCCCGCCGCCCGGACGCTCGCAAGCGTCGGCGATTCATCCTACGTCGTCCTTTCGGACGGCAGCGTCGCCAGGCGTCTGAAGGCGGTCATCGTGAATGACCACCCGTACTACAACATGAAGATCGACGGCGTCCTCCGTCGCATCTCCGGCCGTCGCCTCATCAACGAAGCCAAAGCCCTTTCCTGATGAACCGAAACTCCTACGGAATGGAAACCGACATCCCAGAATCTGAAAAAATCTTTATGGAAAAACACCCCATCCTCGTAACTGGTGCCATCCTCGGCACTTGCCTGTTCGTCATTCTGCTCATAGCGTCCTGCTCGGTCATCCAGCCTGGAGAGCGTGGCGTCGTCGTCAACCTTGGGTCCATGTCCAAGGATGTCTTGGGCGAAGGCGTCCACTTTAACGCACCGTGGGCAAGCGTGAAGCGTGTCGAAATCAAACAGACGACACAGGTCGGCAAGACCGAGTGTTTCTCCAAAGACCTTCAGACGGTCAATGTGACGTATTCTTGCATGTACTCCATCCCAGAGGGAAAGGTGCTTGACCTGTTCCAGAAATATTCCGGCAAGCCCTATGAGACGCTCGTTGTTCCGCGCATCGAGGAAGCCATCAAGCTCGCCTCCGCCACGCTGACCGCCGAGGCCATCGTCAAGCAGCGCGAGATGGTGAAGGCCGCAGCATTGACCGAAGTCCGCAAGCAGTTGGAGGGGCTTGTCATCGTTACAGACCTTCCGATCACCAACATCGACCTTACCGATATGCTCGAAAAGGCCATCGAAGGCAAGCAGGTCGCCGAACAGAAAGCCCTTGCGAAGGAGTACGACCTGCAAGCCGCCCAGAAGGATGCCGAGATTGCCATTGCCAAGGCCAAGGGTGAAGCAGAGGCTATCCGTATTACCGGCGAAGCCCTTGCGAAGTCCCCTACCGTGACGCTCATGGAAGCCGTAAAGAAATGGGACGGCAAGGCACCTCAGTCTCTTGTCCTTCCGAACGGCTCCGTCACCCCTACTATTGAGGTCACTAAGTAATTTATGGAATCTCCCAACGAACTGACGCCCGTCGTCACCAATCACGAACTCGCCGTCGCCGGCGTGTACGACCGCATCTCCGACCCTATGTCGGCGATCAAGACCCTCGGTCTGGCCATCTTCAAGTCCGGCATCTTCGGCTTGGACAAGCCCGAGCAGGGCGAGATTCTGGCCATGCAGTGCATGGTCGAAAAGAAGTCCCCGCTGGAACTGGCGCGGACCTACCACTTCATTCAAGGCCAGCTCGCCATCAGGTCCGACGCCCTGCTGGCCAAGTTCCACCAGGCTGGCGGCAGCGTCGACTGGACTGAGCGTACCGACGAGAAGGTGACCGCCACCTTCCGCAAGGGTACGGCGTCCGCCGCCATCGTCGCCGACCTGAAGGAGTACGTCGGCAACGGCACCGCCATGACTACTGATAAAAAGACCCTTCAGCCATGCCTCAAGGACAACTGGAAGAAGTGGCCCCGCCGGATGCTTACGGCCCGCGCCGTCTCCGAAGGCGTCCGCCTAATCGCCCCCGAGTGCTGCTTCGGCACTTACACCGTCGAAGAACTCGACGCCACGCCCTCCAAGCCCCAGACCCGAGCCAACACCCTTACGCTCGACGAACTCGTCCCTGAGGGCAAGCGGGACGCCGCCGTCGAAGTCCTACGCCAGACCGGCCTCTTGACTCCCGAGCAGGGTTGGGCAGACATCTCCTCGGACCTTGCCGAGACCCTTGCCAAGAAACCCGGAGCGTTCCTCGCCGCCGTCGACCAGCACCTTTCCCTATGAAAAAGCCCAAAGCCACCAAACAACCTACGGACGACACCGTCGTCGTCCACGAATTCCGCCCCCTGCCCGACCGCACCCCGGAAGAGCAGGTCAAGGCACTCACCCAGATTGTCCACCAGATGAGCCAGAACTGTTTCGAGGTCCGTCTGGAGATGAACGACCTGCGCGAGCAGAACGTCGCCCTCAAGGCCGAGCTGATGTACCTCCGGGGCATCACCGACGAGCAGGCCCAGGCGAACTACCGCAACCTGATGAAGAACTAACATGAACGAACGCAAACTCATCCTCGACCTCCTCACGGGAGCGTTGGCCATCATGGTCTTCGGCTTCCTGTGGATCGGCCTCCTCATCGGTCGCAAGTCCGTCAACTGGGAGAACAATTACGAAGGCGTCGCTTACATCTTCATGTGCCTGCTGATGGCCGTCGCCACCGCCGCCTGCGTCATCAACGCCTACTTCTGGTTCACCGAACATATCATCTACATCCCATGAACAACATCATCACCCCCGAAGCCTACCAAGGCCATCCCGGTCTCTCGCAGTCCGGCGCGAAGGAATTGCTCCGCAGTCCTTTGCACTTCAAACAGTACCTTGAGCGTAATCGCTCCGAGCAGACCGCCGCGCAGCGTCTCGGCTCGCTCATCCATCTGGCCGTGCTTGAGCCGAAGGTCTTCGACGCCACCATCGTCGTCGCCCCGGAGTGCGATAAGCGGACTTCGGCCGGCAAGGAAATCTGGGCGGCGTTCCAGTCGTCGCTGAAGCCCGGACAGGAGGCCATCAGCCAGAAGGACGGCGAGCTGGTCACCAATGTGAGCATCGCCGCCCGCCAGGCGTTGGACAAGTTGTTCAAGGATTGCGACGGCGAGTCGATGATCACCGAAGTCCCGATGGAAGGTCGTGTGAACGGCATCCTCATCAAGGGGAAGCTCGACGCCATCATCACGACCAAGGCCGGCAAGCGTATCGTCGTGGACGTCAAGACGACAGCCGATGCCGGTGCTGCTTCCTTCGGTCGAGACGTGGCCAATTATCTATACTTCTTACAATCCGCATGGTACCGCACCTTGGCCGACGCCGATGTGTTCGTGTTCGTTGCGGTCGAAAAAGAAGCCCCCAATGCGTGGGCCTGTTACACGCTCGACGACGCCGCGCACGAAAAAGGTCTTGCCCTGATGAACTCGGCGGTCGAGACTTTCCGTTCCTGCAACACCTTCAAGCAGTTCCCCGGATACCCGCAGGAGGTTCAGGTCATGTCCCTCCCGAAGTGGGTCCAGTAATTTCCACCCAAACCATAAACCCAAAACCACAAGATACCATCATGGCATTCAAGTTCAACCCCAACGCCGCCGAGGATCGCAAGTATGTGACCAAGGCCGGCACCTACACGGCAACGGTGCAGGCGTCGAAGCAGGACTACCTCCCGCCTCGCGCCGACCTGTACGCCCGCATCACCTTCGTGACCAGCGAAGGCGAGACGGTCTTCGGCGACCTGTTCGCCAAGCCCGACAAGAACGGCGGCCACGACCGCCTGGAGCAGTTCCTCGCTGCCACGGCCTCCGACGAGGAGATCAAGGAGTACGTCGCCGGCGGCGAGCTGGAGGTCGACGAGGGCTTCCTTGAGAAGATTCTCGCCCGGGGCAAGGGTCGCAGCCTCAAGGTGCGCGTGACCGAGCGTAAGTACACCAAGAAGGACAATTCGGAGGGGGTGGCCTATCAGGCTTCCTTCTTTACCCGCCTGCCGAACGGCCCTACCGCCAACCCATTCTAAAAGGGGGGTAAAGTCGGTACTGAAGGGGGAACGCAAGTTCCTCCTTTTTTGTGCTTGTGTTATCCACGGGAGTGTTAATAACAGGAGACGCCACCCGCATAATACATAATACCCATGAAAATCACCGAAGACCAACTCATCTCGTTCGTGCGCGATGAAATCGACACCTCCAAAATGTCCAAGAAGAAGTACAATCAGTACGTCCTTGAAGCCCTCAAGGATTGCATTGAACACGAAGTCTCTTGGAATCCGGAAATCGAAAACAACTGGACGCACACGATCTGGCTGTGCAAGTACCCGAGCTACACCTGTGCCGAAGTCGCTTGCGACGGCGGAGAGCGTAGCCGCTACTGGCTGGACAAGCGTATGTCCGCTTCCGAGTACTATTCCATGCTCAAGGCCAACCCCGATGTCGACTACTTCGTCTTCCGCTGCGGTAACAAGCGTCCCCGCTATATCATCGTAGAAGCCAACAAATACGCAAAATCAGTTGCAATCCGACAGGAGCAGGTAAACTGATAATTGCTTATGAAAACATTCAAATCCAAGAAACGTTCCAACGCCATCTGCCAAATGTGCAATGAGACTTACGTCGTCGAGACATATCGCCTGGCTCGTACAAAGTATTGCGGATTTACCTGCAAACAAAAAGCAGCTTCTGTCGAATCGGGCAAAGTGATCGCCGAAAAGTATCGTGGCACAGGCACCAAGCATAAATACATCAAGATGAATGGCCGGCATATGCACCGTGTCATCGCTGAACAGAAAATCGGAAGGCCGCTTTGTAAAGGTGAAGTCGTTCATCATATCGACGGAAACTCCAAGAATAACGAAATGGACAATCTCCAGGTCATGAAGCAGTCTGAACATATCAAAATTCACCTTGCCGACATGAACAAGCGCAGAAAGGAACTCCGTGGATACTAACATCAAGCTTCGCAAGTATCAGGAAGACGCAGTAATGGCTGCTCTTTCTTTCGTTGCGAAAGGGGTCCATCCTTTGATTGTTGCCAGCACAGGAAGCGGGAAGACGGTAATCGCTTCCGAGATCATGCGTCGCTGGCAGACCGGCACGAACCGCAAGTGTTTCTTCGTCGCCCACCGCAAGGAACTCATCGACCAGGCGAAGGCCACGATGGACCGATTCGGCGTCCGGGGCGAAGCCCTGTCCGTATTCTCCGCCGACTTCGACCATATCTCCGCCGAGGACAAGGCGTCCGCGCTGGTCGTCTTCGACGAAGCCCACCATGCCGTCGCCTCGTCATGGGCCAAGTTCAACG